GGAATAATCCGCAATTCCACATCCGCAATCAAAGCGGGGTGTTTCTTTCACCCCGCTTCCACAACACCCTGTCAACCATCCATAAGCATACCATAATAGTGCCACGTTAGTGCCATAAGCGTCCACGGCCAAAACCATAGAGTATAAGGAAGTCTGACGAATCTCTCTCTCAGACCTCTTTCCACGGGATAAAGTATGGCCGACTTTACAACCTGGACAGCTTTTTATGCAGCTCTTCTCGACGCAATTGCCAACCGGGATCCGGCGGTAAAGCAATACCGCCGTCCGGACGGCACCCTTGTCGAATTTAATTCCCCCGCAGAAATGATCGACTACGCCGCCAGGGTCAAGCCCCTGGCCGATGCCGAGACCGCCACGTCCGGATCCGCGTCACGTCGTGCTCACGCAACAGGCCAGGGAGACTCCTGGTAATGATCGGTAACGCCGTTGACAACCTAGTAGGTGTTTTTTCTCCCAAGGCCAAAGTCGCTAGGCTTGCAGCCCGCGAGGCCCTGGGCCAGATAGAACAAAGAGGCCAGTACGCCGCCGCCAATACCAGTCCATCCACCGGATCCTGGACGCCAGTTGATTCAAAAATTAACACCATTCTTGCCAATTCTATTCCAACCATGCGAGCCAGGGCCAGACAGCTTATGCGCGATATGCCGGCCATGGCCACTGGTGTCGATCGTGTTGTCGACTTTATGGTTGGTGACGGCCTTACCCTCCAAGCCAGAGTCAAGGACCCGGCCACCAACAAGCTGGCCAAGGCAGTCAACCAGCAGGTCGAGGACGCCTGGAATTTCTGGTGTGACGAGGCCGACGAATCAGGCCGCCTCCATTTCAACGAGATCCAGCAGCTTGCCGCCCGTCAGGAATGCGGGGCCGAAGGCGAGTATGTCATTATAAAAAAACGCAGTAGTCAGAGAAACCGTTTTTTGCCGTTGTCACTTATGATCCTGGAGTCCGACACCATAAACGGCTATGGCGCTATGCCTATGGCCGGCAACGATGTTCACCAGGGCGTCGAGTATAACCCTGGCACCGGCCAGGCCGTGGCCTACCATTTTGAAGATTACGATCGTTGGTCCAAGCCTCTTCGGGTTCCGGCTGATCAGGTCGTTGTTGGTTTCAGAACATTGCGTCCTGGTCAGCTCCGTGGAGTGACGCCTCTGGCTCCGGCTATTCTGTTGTCTCACCAACTCCGTGATTACCTGGAGGCCTCGATATCCACGGCCCAAAAGGCCGCTCGCTGGCTGGCCTTTGTCACTTCAAACGATCCGGCAGCAACCATGGCCGCCTTTGGCGCATCTGCCAGCCCGACCTATACCGACACCGCTGGCAACAAAAAATATACCATGGAGATGGGCCATGCCGTGGTTGATTTTCTCCACTCTGGGGAAAAAGTCGACATCGCCAATCAAAATATGCCCGGCGATGCTTTTGGGCCCTTCGTTAAATTTATGCTGCAGACTTTTGCTGCTACCGTCGGCGTTACCTATGAGCTGGTAAGCGGTAACTATTACGACGCAAAATATACCGCCGCCCGGATCTCCCGCAACGACATGAATAAGTCAATCAAGGTTCGCCGTTCCCGTCTGGTTCGCCAGTTGTGTGAAAACGTCCGCCGGGAGTTTCTTGACTGGGCTGTTGTCTCCGGCAAGCTCACTTTGCCTGGCTATTTTGCCAACCCCCTCCCCTATCTTCGCTCTGTTTGGATTGATCCAGGCAACGATCTGCTTGATCCTCTTCGTGAGGGCCGGGCCGAGAACGACGCCATGGCCAATTACACCAGAAGCCCCCAGGATGTCCTTATCTCCAAGGGCAAAGATCCGGAGACGGTCCTCGATGAGCACCAGGAGTGGGTGGAGATGCTGGAAGAACGAGATTTGCCGCTACCAAAATCATCACCAGGCGGCCTCAAAACGAATCCCGCCGAAGTGGCGCCAGGAACTGGCGACGGCACCGGCACACAAGGAGGCTCAAATGCCACAAAAAAATGAACAGCAATTGAACTACCGGGCCGCCTCGATCAAGCCAACAGGCCCGAAAACTCTGGACCGTGAAAAGCGTAGCCTGGAGTTTGTCATCTCCACCGAGGATCCGGTTGTTATGTATGACTGGGAAAGAGGCGATTATGTACCGGAAGTGCTCCTGGCCAAAGGTGCCATCATGCCCAAACAGGTGCCGCTCCTCGATACCCACGATCGTTACTCTGTCAAGACAGTGCTTGGTTCGGTTCGCAAAAAGAAAAAAGAAGACGGCCTGGTGTCAGGCACCGCTATCTTTTCATCAGTTCCAGCAGCCGAAGAGGCGCTGACTAAATACGAAGAAGGACATCTGACCGATTTCTCGGCTGGATACAGGAACAACAACGTCACCAGAATCAAGAAAGGGGAGAAAGTCGAGATCGATGGCCGAACCTGGAAAGGGCCGATGAATGTTGTTACCTCCTGGACCATCAAGGAAGCGAGTTGCTGTCCAATCGGCGCGGACCCGAAAGCCAAGGCCCGCAGTGATAAAGAAACCACAATTACAACGACAACCGAAATCCATACCAAGGAGTTAGATATGGCTGATGAAACAAGAATGGAAAAACTGGAAGAATCCGTCGGTAAAATTTCCGACGCGGTATCTGCTCTGGCTGGTTCCATAGCAGAGCAGAACAAAAAACGCCAGGAAGCTGACGATGTAGACGAGAAAATTGTCAAAATGCGTAAAACAGCTATTCGGACAGACGAACTTGTTACCGAAAAAGAACGCGAAAGAATTCAGGAAATCAGGGCCGTCACCGAAAAACTGTCAATTTCAACTGGTGTTGATTTTGACGAGATTCGCACCGAACTGATCAACGACGGTTCAACATTCGAGCAGGCTTATAAGCGCTGTCTTGATCGCATTGCCACCGCCCGGCCGGAAGACCTCACATCAGGAATCCGCATTGGTGTTGGCAAAGAGGATAAAGAAAAGTCCCACGATGCCGCCATTGACGGCCTTATGATTCGTTCTGGTATTCAGGTCGATCAGGTCCAGGACCGTGACACCGAATACCAAACTATGAATCTGCTGGAGCTTGCCAAGAATCGTTGTCTGACTTTTGGCCAGTCTGTCCGCGGTCTGGACCAGATGCAGATTTTTGAACGGGCCCTGTCCACCTCTGACTTTGACAACATCTTGGCCGACGTTGCCAACAAGGCAATGCTGGAAGGATTTGAAAACGCCAATGAAACCTATGACGTTTGGGTTGACACCACTGGCCGCGTCAATGATTTTAAGGACCATGTTTTCGCCAGGGCCTCAGAGGCACCGTCTTTTGTGGCGATCAATCCCGAAGGTGGCGAGTACAAATATGGTTCCATGACCGATGCCAAAGAGACCGTGGCTGTCACCGATTACGGTATTATTGTCCCGTTTACCAGAAAGGCTATGGTTAATGACGATCTGTCGGCTCTGTCTGATATCAAAGAAAAACTCGGTGTTGCCGCCCGCCGTAAGTTCGGCGATCTCTGCTACGCCGTCCTGACCGGCACTGTCACCATGGGTGATGGTAACTCCTTATGGGATGCCACCAATCATAGCAACTACACGGCATCAGGTGCGGCTCCTAATGTTGCCGGCCTGAACACTGGCGCTACTGCCATGGCAACACAGAAAGACATTAAAGGGGTCCAGAATCTTAATATTGTCCCTGAGTTTATCTTGACACCGTGGGCTCTTAAAGGAACGACTGACAACCTGTTGACAACCACCACTCCTATTGCCCCAGGGTCAGCTGCCAGTCCAGTGACAAACCCATGGTCGCACCTCAAGCCGGTCCATGAGTCTCGCCTCGATGCTGCCTCGGCAGCAATATGGTATTTGATGGCTCGCAAAGGAATGACTGTTCAGCTGTTTACTCTCAACGGCAATACTACTCCAAAACTCGATATGCGTATGGATTGGTCAACCGATAGCCTGGATTTCAAAGGCCGAATTACTGGTGCTGCCAAGGCTAAAGACTGGCGAGGTATGTATAAAAACGCCGGAGCATAATCACGACACACACTTGAGCTGAAGGGTTGTAGGTAACAGCCCTTCAGCCAGCTAATATAAGGAGAAAAAAATGGCTACCAATAGAATTCAAGGAAAAGGAAGTGTCCTGCAGGCCACTAACGGGTCCGGTTCAGCGATCGCCTCTGGCCAGCCGATGTTGGTCGGCGACCAGGGCTTGGCTGGAGTCTGTCTCGAGGACATTGCTGCTGCTGGTGTTGGCTCTGTCGAAGTCCCGCCTGGTGTTGTTTTTGATTACCCCTGCAAGGGCCATAACGGCTCCGCAGATACCGCAATCGCAGTTGGCGACAAGGTGTATTTCACCGCTGGTGAGGCGTTCTGCGATGTTGACAGTGCTGCCGCTTTGTTTGGCTACGCCCTCGAGGCGGTAGCTTCAGGCGCCACAGCAACCATTGAAGTCCTGCTTGCCAGAGCGTAATATTTCATGACCCTTTCTGACCAGCTCGCATACGACAACGGTGTTGTATTCAACACTGAGGATTTCGCCCTGTCTGCCACTTACGCTGCAGCCGGCGAGTTCCCGATTGCCATCACCTACCTGCCTGCAGGTGGTGATGGCAAGGAGCACCAGGGGGCCGATTCATTTGGCACAACGAAGATGATCGCAGTCAAGGCTGCGGATCTCTCAGCCGTTTCAGTCAGGCAGGGCGACGCCATCAAGATTCCTGGCGACCGTTTCGCCGAGAATTGGGAGGTGGATAGTGCAGAGCTGGCTCCAGGCGGTTTGGTCTGGACCATGACCATCAGTAAGGTGGATTGATATGTTGAAGCTCGACATGGAAACCGCCGAGGTCAAGGCGAAGCTGGTTACCCATGGTCCGAAAAATATCGACAGGGCTGTTAAGTCAGCACTTGGCTCCCTTGGCTACAAGGTTGCTGCCGAAGTAAAAAAACAGATTCGCGGCGGATTTGGCTGGCCCCGTAAAGCAACCCGCTTCCCCCGTAAAAAAGGGATGCGATGGTGGGCCAGGTTTATCCGCTACCGGGTCTACGATGAGCAGGCCGAGAACATAAAGTCCGGCAAAGGCGTTCAATCAGGCGCACAAGGCATGACCCTGGTCGTTCTTCCTGCAAAGGATGGACGCCAGGGCGGCCAGGCCGGATCGTATACGAAACAGCGTGACAGCAAATTCCTTTCTGCCGTCTTTCACCGCTTTGAGCATGGCGAGCGTATCCATGTCTCAGCCAGTATGAAAAAGAAGCTGGCTGCCATGTCCGGCCGCAAGCTCAAGATGAGAAAAGAAACAACGGAAATTAATTTCCCGGCCAGACCGATTTTCGGGCCAGCCTGGAACAGACAGAAACAATGGGCCCCGGCATTTTTCACCCATAAGTTTCTCGACAATCTGGACCGCTACATGGCCGGTGTCAGCGTTCGCAAATGGAAAAAAATGAAGGCATGAGCGTCGCAACCATTACCGCAGCCATCAAGACCACCCTGGAAGGGGTGACCGGCATTGGGCCGGTCCACGGCTACGAGAGATGGTCCCGTTCTTTCGGCAGGTTTTTTAATTTGATGAAGGACAGTTCCGGCGATGTCAACGGCTGGATGATCTCTCGCAAGTCTACCAGTGAGATTTTTGAACAGATTGGCGGGCCGAAAACAAGATATCATCGATATGAAATCCGCGGCATTTATGACCTGGACGACGAAAACGGAAGCGAGGCAACATTTCAGGCCCTTCTCGAAAGTATTTGTGCCGCCTTCCGGTCTGACTACACCTTGGGCGGAGCCTGTGTGACGACCATAGGCTCTGGCGGGTCTGCAGGGATCCAGGTGGCCGAAGTTGATGTCACCGATTTTGAATCAGAAACACTATTCCACGTCTGCACCCTTACTTTGGACGTGGAAGAAGAGACCACATAAAGGAGAATTACCATGGCAACGGCGCAAGGATCAAATGCCCAGCTTATATTTGGCGAGGAATCGACGTTCAAGACCATGCCGGGCACCCCAGCCGGCACGGTTATTCCATTCCTGAATGAGTCACTCGGCCAGAAGACACCCCTCGGTCGGAGTGAGATTATCACCAGTAACAGAAACCCGGTCCAGCCGTTCCAGATGGAGCGTTCTGTTGATGGCAATTTCTCAACAGAATTAACCCCACTGCTGGGTTTGCTGTTCAAGCATGCCTTGGGCACGGTTGCCACAACAGGCGCT